TTCAACATATTCAAGGAACAGAAATGAAAAATCTCATCGCTCCACAAGGTTCGCTGACTCTGGCGCTGACTGCTGGCCAAAGCATCGCTGTCTATACCGATGGTCAGGCTCGCGTGTACCAAAACTCCGGCTATCCGAACTTCCCGCTGACCCAGACTCTGCTGGGCACTGTCATCGGTGGCCAGGCTGGCGCCAATGCCGGTATCCCGAACGGTCAAACCGTGTTCGGCCCATTCGCGTCCGGCGCCTCGATCACCATCGAAGGCGGCTTCGCTGATACGCTGTATGAGGTAGGCACCTCGCCAGTCGTTCAGTTCATCTACACTTCGGCGGTATCGACCACGCCTGTAGCAGTGAACGTGACCGGCGCCGTATCGGCTGCTGCAATCCTGGGCGGGCTGGTAACTTCGACCACTGCTGCGGCTGTGGCCGGTACGATCCCGACCGGCACTGCGATGGATGCAGCGTCGAACTTCTCGATCAACGATGCCATTGACTGGTCGATTGTCAACACTGGCGGCAATACCTTCACTGTTACCGCTGCTGCTGGCCATACCATTGTTGGTGTTGCTGCCGTTGTGACCGTGACTTCGGGCCGCTTCCGTACCGTGAAGACCGCAGCAAATACCTTCATCACCTACCGAATTGCTTAATCGGTAGCGATTGCCGCCCTTCTTAACTGTGGGGCGGCGCTTCACATTCCAGAGGTTTAAATGATCTATCCTGCATTTGTCTACAAAGCGCCAGGTGTCAACCAATGCCAAGGCGGCTCATTCGATTACGTTGTCGTGAATGACGACGAGGAGCGCGCCGATAAGCTGGCTAATGGCTGGTTTGGCTCGATTCCCGAGGCGCTGAAAGGCGAATCGGATCAATCCGAAGAAGCGCCAGCCGATGAAGAATCCGAGCCAACCCGAGCAGAACTGGAAGCAAAAGCAACAGAACTTGGAATCGCTTTCGATGGCCGTACCAGCGATGCTAAACTGCTGGGCAAGATCACCGAGGCGCTGAAAGGCGAATAACATGTCGTGGACGAAACAGGAGTTAGTCGCCGAGGCATATAACGAGCTTGCATTGCAAGGTTATGTGTTCAATGTCGGCCCGGAAGAACAAAATACCGCCCTGCGTCGTCTGGATGCCATGCTTGCAATGTGGGATGGCCGAGGTATCCGCCTCGGCTATCCTTCGCCTAATTCGGCTGAAGGCTCTAGCCTGAATGACAGTTCCAATCTCCCGGATTGGGCAAACGAAGCCGTTTTCCTGAATCTGGCTGTACGACTATGCGGTAACTTCGGCAAGCAGCCTCCAATGCAGACCATGACAACGGCGCGTGATGCGCTCAATGTCGTGATGCAGCGTATGGCTATGCCGACTGAGATTCAAATGCCGTCCACCATGCCAATCGGTGCAGGCAACCGCCGCTGGGGTATTAATGGTGATCGCAGTCCATTCTTCCCGGTTCCACAAGAAGGATTGCTTGCTGGCCCTGATGGCCCAATCGAATTCAACTAGAGGCAAACATGCCTGAAATCAATCAACTCAATCAGGTAGATTCGGTATCGTCCGGTGATTTGGTGCCTATCTTCTCGACTGAGAATGGTGACGCACGAAGCGCCTCAATGGGTACGCTTGCAACGTTCTTTGCACAGCAAAGTTCTGGGTTAGCATTCCCAACACAATATGCCTCTCCAAATGCATCAGGCTTCAACGTTGCTATCGCACCTTTGGCAACAGGAAATAATGTCTATCTGCTTCTAACTCCTACCGGTGGCTTTGCGGCTGGCACGATCACGTTGCCCGCAGTTGCCCTATGTGCTGATGGCCAAGAGCTATTGGCGTCTTGCACTCAGTCCGTTACCGCGTTGACTGTGGCCGGTAATGGTGCTGGTGTGAATGGTGCGCCTACGACGTTGGCCGTTAACGCGTTCTTCCGTCTTCGCTTTGATGGTGTGTTCAAAAATTGGTATCGCGTGGGGTGATCATGGCAACTAAGAAATTTATTCAGTCAGCAATCAAGAATCCAGGAAGTCTTCGCGCAACTCTCGGCATCAAGGAAGGCAAGACAATTCCGGCCAAGAAGCTTGCAGCAGCTGAGAAGAAGCCTGGAATCACCGGTCAGCGCGCCCGCCTGGCTGAAACTCTCAAAAAGATGAACAAAAAATGAGCGCCAAACAACCATTCTCGCCGCACTATGGCACTAGCCAAACTCTGACTGCTGGCGCTGCTGCGCTAACGGCAAACATTGATCCGTTCGATAAGAACGTACGCATCGTGAATACTGGCGCAAACATCGCCTACATTCGCATTTCAAGCAGCAGTGGCACCGTTGTAGCGGCTACGACTGCTGACCACGCCATCCCAGCTAGCAGCACTTCGACTGTGACGAAAGCCGATGGTCAAGACCGCCTGAGTTATATCTCAGCAGCCGGTGCAACTCTGATTGTCTCCACCGGAGAAGGCTGGTAATCATGACGACAATCAATAAGCTGAACTCTGCTGATTCTTTGGCAGATGGTGATCAGATTCCAGCCTGGATTAGCTCTGATGGCGATACGAGGAAAGCATCACTATCACTGCTGTCTGAGTATCTGCAAGGAAAACTGACTGCTGGGAAATTCCAGACTCAGTATGCAGCACCTTCAGCTAATGGCTTCCCAATTGCTGTTCAGCCCGCAGTTGTCGGTGCTGATGTTCATGTTCTGATTACTCCAACTGGCGCATTGTCTGGTGGTGTCATCACTTTGCCTGATAGCGGTACAGCAGTTGATAAGCAATCGATTCTTGTCACCACAACCAATGCACTTACTGCACTGACTTTTGTAGCATCTGGCTCCAACATCAATGGCGCTCCAAATGCATTAGGTGCGAATAGTGCGGTTGAGTTTATCTATGACAAGATCACAAATTCAAGGTATCCAGTTAGCAATAGTGGCGGCACCAGTGTTTTCATTGGCCCAGGACAGTCTGTTACTCTGAACGTCCCCAGCCAGTTCGCCACTGTGCAATTGGCTAAAGCTGCTATCGACTCTTGGGCAATTGCTAGTACCGGCTTAGTCACCATTCAGGTAGCAGATGGTACGCTCAATCTGGCATCCGGAATTGATCTCAATCACCCCTTTGGCGCTCGCTGCCGTTTGATCGGCAACCAGACCACACCGGATAGTTGCGTTCTGCGCACGCCAAATCCGCCGACATTCGATGCGATCACCTGCACCGATGGAAATAAGTGGGGCTTCCTGGATGGCTTCATGGTGGACTGTGCGGCAAAAGCTACCCAGGCGAACAACTTCACTGCGGTGCTGGCATCAGGCCATGCCTCCATCATCTGCGGTGCCAAGATGAAGACCAACAATCTGTACTATGGGATTGCAGCACGCGATCATTCGTACATCAAGTGTGACTTTGCCAATGTGAACAATGCTGGCGATGTTGGTATCTGGGCCTTCAACGGCTCCATGATCGACGCCAGCAGCGCCACATCAAACAATACTTCCGACGTGGCCAATGCTCTGGGCTTTGGCATCCAGGCCGAATATGGCTCGACCATCAACTGCGACAATGCCAGCGCCAGCGGGAATCTGATCGGCGGAATCGCCGCCTTGTCTGGCAGCGCAGTTCGGGCTCCTGGCTCCATCGCCAACGGCAATACTGGCTCTGGCTACTTCGCTCGTGACAATGGTACGGTCATCGCTCACAGTGGCCAGGGCAATAGCAATACTCGCTTTGGCGCCGAATTTGCGGATGCAACTGCACGAATTGTCGGCAATGGTCTGACGCTGACCAGCAACACGAAAGGGCCTATTGGTCCTGCGCGCACAGTAGGCAGCGGCAACATGCTGATCAATCCGGAATTCTCGGTTGCGCAGTTTGGCACTAACTTTGCGAACCCGGCCAATGGCGATTACACCCTAGACCGCTGGCGCGTTAGCAAAGCGGCCGGTGCTGGCACGCTGCCCACCATCAATGTGAAGCAGAACACAGCTGCCGCATTTGGCGATGGCGTCAAGACTTGCATGGAAATGGAAGTTACGGCAGTCGGAAGCTTTGGTGTTGGTGGTTTCTGGCTGGTCAGCCAACCTTTCGCCAACCCGGCACAGTGGCAGGGCAAGACTATCACTGCCCAATTCCTGATCTGGGCCAGCACAGCGATTACCTTGACCGCGCGCGGCGAGATCAGCGATAGCGGCGGCCAGTCTAATAGCGCCACGATTTCCAGTCTGAACACTACGCCGCGCTTGGTGACGGTCACCCGCACTATCGATTCCGCTGCATCGACGCTGAGCTTCAATTTGTCGCTGTTCTTGGGCAACATCAGTGCTACCGCCAGTATTTACGTTGCTTCATGTCAGGTAGCCGATGACTTGTATCCAACTCCCGTAAATGTGACAGCTGATGCCCAGGCGGAACTGATTCGCTGCCTGCCTTATGCAGAGCGTGTTCTGATCGACACGAACGAAGCGCTGGCCATGGCTGATGCACACACCACAACATCGTGCCGCACGGTGATCCACCATTATCCGAAACGGCGCCTGCCGCTAAATACTGAGGTGACTGTATCGAATCCGGCCAACCTAGCACTCCAGGCCAATAACACCAGTATTGCAATGTCAAGCGTTGGCGGCATCAATGCCGGCCGCAAGGCAAGTACTATCAACTTTACTGCTGCTGGTCTTACGCAGGGCACGGCCGGCTATCTGCGCGCTACAGCAGATGGCACCTACGTCGATATTCGGGCAGAGGTTTAATAAATGCAGATCCAGATCATCGACGGTATCTATGCAGATGAGAATGCCGACTTCCGCACGGCTCTTCCTATCAACATGGTTGCAGTGCCGATGGAGCAGGGTATTTCGTCGGGATACATGCGTCCAGCTGAAGGCATCGTTACGACCGGCTCTGGTCCTGGCGTGACTCGTGGCGGAATCAACTGGAATGGGACTCTATACCGAGTCATGGGCAATCAGCTTGTGCGCGTGAACTCATCTGGGTCTGTAACGAATCTCGGGGTTATTGATGGCACCGGTCAAGTAAGCTTTGACTATTCCTTTGAGCGGCTTGCAGTTGCTGGGGGCGGAAAGCTTTACTATTTCGATGGCGCCACCTTGGCACAAGTAACTGATATTGATCTTGGCAACGTTTTAGATGTGATTTGGATTGACGGATATTTCATGACTACGGATGGTAATTCGCTCGTGGTTACGGAGCTTAATGATCCGTTTTCAGTTAATCCGTTGAAATATGGTAGCTCTGAAGTTGACCCTGACCCTGTGTATGGTCTGGTAAAACTGCGCGATGAAGCCTATGCAATCAATCGCTATACTATCGAAGTTTTCAGCAATATCGGCGGGGAACTATTCCCATTCCAGCGCAACAATGGCGCGTTGCTTCCCAAGGGGGCTATGGGCACTCATTGCGCGTGTGTTATGGATGAGCAGATTGCTTTCTTGGGTGGTGGACGAGGTGAAGCGCCTGCTATTTGGACTGGTGTTAACAGTGCGACTGACAAGATTTCGACGCGAGAGATTGATACTATCTTACAAGGGTATTCGGATGATGTTCTAGCAACTGCATTGCTCGAGACGAAGGTTGATCGACACCATAGTTTCTTGTATGTTCATCTGCCTGATCAAACGCTTGTCTATGATTCCAATGCAAGCCAGCAGTTCGGAAAACGTATCTGGCATATCCTATCGAGTGGTCTAGGACCAGTGGCGCAATATCGAGGCGTCAATATGGTATGGGTTTATAACGATTGGCAAGTTGGTGATCCGGCTAGCAACTTCATTGGGAAGCTTGATCCTTCCATCAGCACCCATTACGGCCAGGTCATTAGCTGGGAGCTTTCGACGCCTATCGTGTACAACGAAAGCGCCGGCGCGATCTTCCATCACATTGAGCTTGTATCGCTTCCTGGGCGTGTTGCATTTGGTTCCAATCCTGTCGTCTGGACTTCGTATAGCCTTGACGGTGAAACATGGAGCCAGGATCGTCCATGCTATGCCGGTATTCAGGGGGATCGAACACGGCGCATTACATGGCTGCGGCAAGGCCACATGCGTAATATGCGTATCCAGAAATTCCATGGCACTAGCGATGCTCATATCTCATTTGCTCGTCTTGAAGTGCGACTGGAGCCACTGAATGGCTAACAATTTACTTGGGCTTGACCGTCAAGTCCTATCTTCCTTCTTGCCAAACCATGAAGCAATCAAGGCATTTGAGCGCGTATTTCTTGACGTAAGCGAGACGCTACCCGATGCAATTCAATCGGTGGAGCTTGGCTCTGGCGCGGCTCAACAACAGGCAGGCGAGGCACTTGCAGGACTAGCCGCTATTGCGCAACAACTTTCCTTACTGCTGCTTGCGCCAGTTGCTCAGCTTGAGCAGAGGGATTCATATACGCCGCCAGTAAATGGATTTGTCATCACTGATCAATATTCACCTTCTGTTGATAGTAGTGTCGTGCAAGACCTGTATATCCCTCCGGTCTTTCCATATGATCCGACTGCGGTGGCGATTACTGGTGGCACGGTGCTAGCAGGATTGA